GCGGCTCACGCGCTCCGCCGTCAGCCTCCTCGACACCGCCGACGATGCTGCCCGCCGCGGCGACACCGACGCCGAACAGCGCGCCGTGACCGCCGCCGGACGGCTGCTCGACGCCGCCAGCGGGACGGGAGGGACCCCGTGAAGAGGTTCTTCACCGCCACGGTCCGCGACCACCGCACCGGCGAGACCACCACCGCGACCGGCACGACCGACGTCCCCGACGACGTCCAGGCCAAGGCCGCGATCCAGGAGCAGGTCCGCAAGCTGCCCGGCCGGAAGACCGCCACGCGCATCGACCTGACCTGACCCGCACCCCTCAGCCGCCGCGTCCCGGTACATCCCCCTGGCCGGGGCGCGGCACCCCTGCACCACACGCCACCACCGAGAGGAACCCGCCATGGGCTGGACCAACCCCGACACCGGCAGCGAAGTCGAGCTGGAGGACAACGGCGACTTCACCGTCACCTTCTCCATGACCCTGCCCGCCCCCCAACCGCAGCCGGCCGACGAGGAGATGTAGCCATGGGCTTCTCCAAGAAGACCGCCGAAGAGAAGTCCGCTATCGCCGTCGTGCTGGCGGCGTGCGGCTGCGGCGCCGGCCGGGGTTACGGATGCCCCCGTTGTGGCCGCTGCTTCTGCAACGCGCCCTGCGGCTGCGGCCGTAGCTAACCCACCCCCGCTGACCGGCTGCCCGATCCGCCCGTCTCGCACGGGCGGTGAGGAGAACCGGCGCAGCACCACCCACACCCCGCCAGCCACCGGGAGCCCGCCATGCGACGCCACCCCAACCACCTCATCCGCAACCTGCTCATCACCACCGTGATCATCCTCGCCGCCATGAACCCCGACGCCACCCGCCAACTCACCGAACTCGCCACCGGCCTCGTCCTCGCCATGGTGCAAGGCATTGCCAACGCCGCCGCCGACAACCCCGGCGCAGCAGCCGTCGCCGTCATCACCGCGTGGGCCGTCCACCGCATCCACACCCACCAGCCCCACGCCCGCGCCCGCCACTGACCCCGCCACCCCGGAGGCCACCGTCATGCCCGCCCCCTTCCGCCGGCCCACCCGCCGCATCACCGAAACCGTCCACGGCATCGACGTCGCCTACGACATCCCCGACAACGCCCCCGTCATCCGCATCCCGTTCAACCTCGACAGCCTCCTCCGCCGCGCCCTGTTCACCCTCGCCATCCTCATGACGATCGGCGCGATCATCTGGGGCACCGTCGCCATCGGCGGCATGCTCACCCGCCTCGCCCCCGCATGGGCCGCCTACCTCATCGCCGGAGTGTTCGACGCCGGATGGGCCGCCTGCCTCCTCGCCGAGTGGCTCCTCCGCTACGACAGCACCCGCGCCACGCGCCCCCGCCGCGCGGGCGTGGCGCTCCTCGCCGTGTCCATGGCCGCGATCATCACCCACGGCTCCCTCTCCGGATCGTGGGGCTGGATCATCGGGATCATCGGCGCCCTCGCCTCCGCCGCCGCGAAAGGCGTGTGGGCAATCGGCATGCACACCATCCGCGTCAACCTCGACCCCAAGTGGGAGGCGTACCTCCGCACCCGGCAGCAGCAGGCAGGGACGGAGCAGGCCCTCGCGCTCGGCGAGCGGGACCGGGCGATCACCGAGGACCGCACGGTGAAGCTGCGCCTGGCCCTGGACGCGCGGCGTGGCCCGGCGAGTCCGGTCGTGGACCAGATTCTGAACCCGACCCAGTCCACCCCGGTTCAGGCCCCTGACCTGCCGGTGAACCAGGTCGAGCCCACGCCCGGACCCGTCCCGGTTCAGGCAGTCCAGGCCGCCGCGGACCGCCCGAACCAGCCGGTCCAGATCGACGACCAGGTCAGTGAACTGCTGCGCCGCCTCAAGCTCGGCGAGCACATCACCAAGCCCCGGGCAGCGGAGATCCTCGGCCTCCCCGAGTCGACCGCGTACCGGCGCCTCACCGCTGCGCAGGCCCTCCTCAACCAGTACCGCTGACCCGTCCGCCGGCCCGGCCTCCGCACCCACCTGCGGGGGTCGCCGCGTCTCTGCCACGGAGCACCAGTGAAACTCACCCGCACCGACCTCGCCGTCACCCTCGCCACCCCCAGCCTCGTCTCCGCCGCCGCGTTGGCCGCCGACTGGCAGTACGGCACCACCGCGGCCGCCGTCGAGTTCGCCGCCGCCGTTGCCGCGGGCAGCCTGTCGCTGGCCTCGTTCTCGAAGAAGTTGAACGTCACCCTGTCGTGGGCGTCGGGCGCAGCAGCAGGCGTGTTCGGGCAGGCGTGGGTCACCACCGCGATGGGCGGCGGCGCGGGCGTGTACGCGTGGCTCGTCGCCGTCGCCGCCACCGGAGCCGTGCGCGGCGTGTACCGGCACCACACCCGGCACGACGAGATCAAGCTCGCCATGGAACAGACCCGCCTCGACACCGCGCTCCTCGGCCAGCAGATGAAGCACCACCAGCTGACCCGGCTGGTCCAGCCTGAACCGGTCCAGTCCGGTCCGGACCTGACCGGGCGGACCGTCGAGGAGACCAGGCTGCGGACCGTGGTCCATCAACTGTTCACCGCTGAGCTCCCGGGCTGCACCGTGGAACGGACCAGGACCGGATGGACCGCAGTCCTCGACCTGCCCGTGAACCTGGACCGGGCCAAGCTGCGGACCGCATGGCCCAAGGTGGCCTCGGGGCTGGGTGTGGCCGGGGAGTTCGTACTCGACGACGGCGCGCTCACGAACCAGCTCGTCGCCCGGTTCATCGACGGCGACCCGCTCGACGCGGTGGTCCCCTACGTCCGGTCCACCGCCGCCCGGTTCACCGATCCGGTCCACCTCGGCGTGGACCGGTTCCTCGACCCGATCACCCTGGAGATGGCCTACAACCACACCCTCGTCGCCGGGTCGTCGAAGTTCGGGAAGTCCACTCTGGTCCGGTCCATCGCGGTCCAGCTCGCGGACCGACCGGACACCGTGGTCTACGGGGTGGACCTGAAGCCGGGCGCGCCCGAGCTGACCCCGATGGCGCCGATCCTCCAGGACGTGGCGCAGACCCCGGAGCAGGCACACGCCCTGTTGGACTGGCTGCGGCAGGAACTCGACGAGCGCGGCCAGATCCTCGCCGACGCAGGCGACCAGGAGTGGGACCCCGAGAAGCACGGCCGTCCCGCGATCTGGGTCATCGAGGACGAGCTGGCCGAGCTGGTCCGCCAGGGCGACGACGGCCCGTTCAAGAAGAACCCGGCGTCGAAGAAGCAGGAGTCCCTCCTCGCGCTGATGCGGTTCGCCGCGATGCACTTCCTGTCCGCCACCCAGCAGCCCTCCCGGAAGGTGTTCGGCGGGACGACGGACGCCCGCGGCAACTACGCCAACAGGCTCTCGACCAGGATGAACGACCGGGACCACCGCCGGTTCATCTTCGGAACCACTCCAGGATGGGAGCCCGGAGACCTCGACCAGCCGGGCAAGTTCCTTCTCCAGTCGCCGGTCCATCAGTTCCCCCAGCCGTACAAGGGGATGTGGCTGACGGGCACCGAGTTCGCTGCCGAGGTACGCCGCATCGGCGCGACGACGGTGCGGGCCCCGGTGGGGAAGCGACTGATCCTGCCCGCGGCCGGCTCGACGCAGCAGGAGAAGGTCCGCAACGCGCTGGCCAAGTACGGCAACATGCAGCGCCGCGAGTTGGAGCAGGCGACCGGGCTGGAGGAGCGGCAAGTGTTGAAGGCGATCGAGGGGTTGAAGCCGGACACGGAACGCACGGACGCGGGAACGTGGCGTCTGGTCCCTGCGGACGCGTGGGAGGCGCAGGCAGTTTCCGTCTCGCCCAAGCGGTAAATCGGCAGGTCACGGCCAGTCCGGCGGGGTCCCTTACGGGGTCCCGCCGGACGCTGTTGGGGGTCCCGTCTGACGGCGAAGCCGGACCCCCGAGGGGACCCCGGTCAGGCCGCCGTGTTCAGCCGCCAGGTGTTCTCTGCGGTGCGCTCGACGTCTGGCCGCATGGCCCTGAGAGCGTCCAGGGCTTGCCTCTCTGAGATGCCGATCCTCACTTCCAGATCGCGGCGCCGCATCTCGCCGTAGTGGGTCAGAGCATTCCTGACGCGCTCCTGGATCGTCTCTCGCTTGGCCAGCCGGTCGGAGATCTCACCCCGCAGATGGAACCACTCAGTGTTGCCGATGCGGTGAGCAGCGAACCGTTCGTGGACTGCCCGTTCGTAGTTCACGCCGCCATGCTCGACGCGGGCCAGATCATCGACCCGAAGCGACAGTTGCGAGACGCGGCCCCGAAGGTTCTGGGTGGTACCGATCTTGATCCGGTTCCCGTTCCGGATGAAGTACACAACTGGGGCGTGCCGCTTCAGGGCGAGCAGAGTGTCGATGCTGCGCACGGATTCGCCGATCGGACCGTCCGGTACAGCGAGCACTGCCGTGTCTGTCTGGCTCTTCTCGTGACCCGCGTACAGGGCGACCCGAGCTGCGCAGTCCTTCGCTTCGAGCAGCTTGCGGAGGGCTGTGCCGAGTTCGGGGTCGTCGGGCAGGCTGTCCGCGAGTTCGGCTGCGAGTGCGCCGAAGGCGTTGGTGATCCACTGGAGGTGGGCGGGGAGCCCGTCGCGTTCGAAGTACTTGAGCAGATCCATGCTTCGATTTTATCTGAAGTGACACTACAGTGGTGTCATGATTCGGATTACTCTCAGACTTCCCGACGACGTTCACGAGCGCCTGACCAGGCAGGCGGAGGAGGACCGGCGATCACTCAACTCCGAGACTGTGCACCTGATCGAGATCGGCCTCGACGCTGTTCAAGGCGGGAAGGAGAACCCGAAGGGCGCCGCGTAACGGGCCTGTCCTGCCACACTGGTGGCGGGTCGTCACCCAGGCCCGCCGCGCCCTTTCCCCCCAGCGCGCGGCGGGCCACCCCCACCTCAGCGATAGGACCACCGTGACCCCACCGAAGCCCCGCCGGCCGCACACCCCGCTCGCGCAGATCGACCGCGCCACCGCCGCTCGCGCCGCCGGACGGGTCACCGACATCCCGGGGCGCCGGCCCGCCCGGCCGATCACCTTCGACTCCGCGCTGTAACCCCCACCGCGCCGAGGCCCCGCTGTCACCCAGACGGTGGGGCTTCGCCGCGTTCCCGCCCCTGCTGTCGGTGGCCGCCGCTACGCTCCCCGCCACACCGAACGTTCCGGGGGGACCCATGCGCCACACCACCACCGCCCTGCTCGCCGCACTGCTGCTCGCCGGGGGTGCTGTCGGATGCGGAAGCGACCACCACGACCCCGACCCGGCCGCCTGCCGGACAGCGATCCGGGCGCAGTACGAGCCAGGGACCGCGACCCTGAAGGGGGAACCGGAGCGGCCGTCGGAGTGTGACGGGCTGTCGACTGACGAGGTGTCGAAGATCGCGATCAGCGTGATCGAGGAGAACACCCGGTAGACGCAGACACGCAGAGGCCCCGCACCCGGGATGGGGCGGGGCCTTTGTCATGCGGCAGGTCAGCCGCTCTCCTCGGTGATCGTGTCGCCGAGGTCCCGCAGGTCCCGGCACAGCGCGGAGTACTCGCCGGGCCACCGCCGCTCGATCAGCACGGCAACGTCGAGGAGCTGCTCGCGCGCCTCGTGGTCCTCGGGACTCAGGCCGCCGCGCTTGTGGCCGCTCATGTGGTGGGCTCCTCACCCGGGCGCACCAGACCCACGCTCGGGAACAGGCCGGGGAACGGGCGACCGGCTGGCCGGACACGCTGCCTCGGCTCCAGCGGCGGCTGCGCCTCGGTCGTGAGCACGAGGTGTTCCGCGTCGAGGTACAGCGTGTCGGCGACGGTCGGCTGCTCGCTCATGAGGCTGGCTCCTTCTTCGGGCGGCCGCCCTTGCGCGCGCGACGCTCGGCCAGCTCCTGCTCGGCGGCGGCGAGTTCGGCCTGCTCCTGCTCGTTGCCGTGCTTCTCGATGAAGTCGCGGACGTGGTCGACGAGGTCGGCGCTGCGGTCGATTCCCTGACGGGCGGCGGCTGTTCCGTAGGCGTCCCACATGCGGCGTGGGATGCGGAAGCGGGTGACGAAGGTGTGGTCGGTGGTGTCGGCTGCCATGCCATTCATGTTCCCACAGAGTTTCTCCCCCGAATAGCTTGTGTAGCCACACGGTTATGGATACTGTGTAGCCACAAGGAACGAACGAGGGGGACCCCGATGAACGCCAAGGCCCGCACCCGCCGCAACACCCTCCGCACCGCCACCCACACCACCAAAGCCCTCGGCTACCGCACCCTCTCCGGCATCATCGGCGCCCTCGTCGAAACCGGCCGGCTCATCCGCACCGGCGACTTCCTGGACCGCATCGGCGGCGGCGACCTGAAGGACGGACAGAAGTCCTGGTTCGGCCGCCACGCCAAGAAGGCGTACATCGCCGCCACCGGCAGCGAGCCCGTCCGCTGCTGGGTCCAGCACCGCACCACCGGCCACTGGATCCAGGTCCACGTCTACTTCCCGCTCGACGAGGCCCTGTACGCCGGCCTCCAGACCTACAAGGGCACCCGCCACCTCCTCACCACGGAGGCCGCCTGAACCAACTTCACGACGCAGCAGACGAACCAGACCAGCACGCGCAAGGAGCCCCAGTTGAGCAGCATCGAACTCGCCGCCACCGTCGTCATCGGCGCCGCCCTCGTCCTCGCCCCGATCGACCCGCAGCCCATCCGCGACCTCAACACCCCTGCACCTGCCTCCACCTGGGAGCCGACCTTCGACGAGACGCTCGCCCGCCGCGTCCGCGACGCACTCGGCCTCCGCCACTGGAAACCCAACGCCGACCACGGCGAAACCGAGACCCTCATCGCCATGTGGTCCCAGCGCGAGCTCAACCACCTGTACGAGCGGGTCGGCGGCGCCGTCACCACTCGGCAGGTCGAGCGCAGCACCTCGGACGGCAGCTCCACCTGGACGGCCACCGAACTCACCCTCACCGTCGACCTGCCCGGCATCGGCCGAGTTGAGGCCGTCACGGACTGGGACGAGGACACCGGCGGCCGTGACCTGCCCGTCATGCAGGCCGTGCCCGACGCCACACTCATCGCCGTCTGACCACCGCATGAACCGCCGCCCTCTTTGCGAGGGCGGCGCCTCATTGCCAACGAAAGGAACACCGCATGCCGAACCCCGAGTTCGAACGCGAGGTCGCCTACATCGGCGGGCCCTGGGACGGCCAGACCAGGTGGGAGCCCAAAGCCTTCTGGCCGCCCGCCAACCAGATGCCGAGTGAAGCGCGCGGATTCACCGGCGCGTGGCCGGACGCATGGCCCGCCGACGAGCCCCGCTACATGCCCGAGATCGTGAGCGGCCCGGGCGGGTGCGCCGTGCGCATGGTGTGGGCCGCACCCAACGACTCCCACGCCCCGGCACTGATCGAACGACCGCCGTCCCTGAAGGACTACGACGACGACTACGGCGACTAACCCCGTCGACTGCCCCATCACCACCCGCGTCCAGCTCCTCGCTGACGCGCTCACCGCCTAGGAGCCCGCCATGGCCCACACCGTCCACTGCGATCACGACCTCTGCCTCGAAGTCTCGACCCGTGTCAGCTTCAAGCCCACGCCCCGCGAGCAGCTCGCCGCCGACCACCGCCGCTCCCTCGCCGCCGACGGGTGGAGCGACGTCGAAGGCCGGGACTACTGCCCCGACCACAGCCCCGCCTGACCCGCCGACACGACAGGATGAACCCCATGACCGCCAAGCCCCGTAAGCCGTGGCGCGTGATCCTCACCCAACGAGGAGTCCAGCTGGCCGAGATCGAGCACACCAGCGAGAAGAAGGCGTTCGAGCACGTCCGCGTGGCCCTCGGTTCCGGAGCTGACACAGCGAAGGTCATGCAGTGGGAGGGCGGCAGGTGGTGGCACTTCGAGACCGTGACCTCTGACGAGATCCCCACTACCTGACCCCACCCGGTACAGCTGAGGGGCTCGACCGCCACCCGGTCGAGCCCCTCCGTCGCGTGCGCACCACCGCCACCCGGTTGCACACGTCGTTACCATCAGACCATGACTACCGGTAACGAGCCACCCGTACCGGCCGAACCCACCGAGGGCGCCGGCCAACCCGCCGAGCCCCCACACCACCACACGCTCCGCAACGGCAAAGGCCGCTTCACCGACAGCTACGCCACCGCGCAGCGCGACGGCCAAGCCGCCCGCCTCCGCGACGAGGGCTGGACCCTCCAGGCCATCGCCGACGAACTCGGCTACCACGACCGCACCCACGCCAGGCAAGGCATCCGCCGCGCCATCGAGAAGGTCGTCAAAGAGCCGGCCGAACGGCTCGTCACCCGCGAAGCTGCGCGCCTCGACACCCTGTACGAGGAAGCCCTCGAAGTCCTGCTCCGTGACCACGTCACCGTGTCCCACGGCAAGATCATCAAGGACGACGACGGGAACCCCCTCCTCGACGACGGGGTGAAGCTCGCCGCGATCGACCGCCTCGTCAAGGTCCGCGAGTCCTACCGCAAGCTCCTCGGCCTGGACGCGCCGTCCCGTGTGAGCGTCGACGCGCAGCAACTCGGCGACGAGATCAGCGCCCTCCTCAACCGTGCGACCGCCGATGACGACGGCGCCTGACGTCGAGCGGATCCGCGAGCAGATCGGGCAGCTCGTCCGCGCAGGCGACACCCGACAGTTGAAGATCCTCCGCGACCAGTTGAAGACCCTCGTCGACCGCAACGCCCTCGCCGGCCGGACCGCGAAGTACGGGACACACCCCGTCCGCTGGGTCGAGGAACGCCTCAACCAGACGGTGTGGTCTAAGCAGCGGGAGATCCTCAACTCCGTCCGCGACCACCGCCGTGTCGCGGTCCGCTCCGGGCACGGCGTCGGCAAGTCATGGACGGCCGCGCTGATCGCCTGCTGGTGGCTCGACACCCACCCCCCGGGCGAAGCGTTCGTCGTATCCACGGCGCCGACGTTCTCGCAGGTGCGGGCAATCCTGTGGCGGTACATCCGCAAGCACCACCGCGCCGGACAGCTCGCCGGGCGCGTCAACCAGACCGAGTGGTTGATCGACGATGAACTCGTCGGTTACGGACGGAAGCCCGCGGATACGGACACGGACGGGTTCCAGGGCATCCACGCCCGGTACGTCCTCGTCGTCCTCGACGAAGCGTGCGGCATTCCGGAGCAGTTGTGGACCGCGGCCGATGCGCTCGCGACCGGGCCGGACTGCCGGATCGTCGCGATCGGCAACCCGGACAACCCCGCGTCCCACTTCCGCAGGGTGTGCACCCCCGGGAGCGGCTGGCACCAGATGGCCATCTCGGCTTTCGACTCCCCGAACCTGACCGGCGAGGACGTCCCCACGGACATGGCCGCAGCCCTCGTCGGCCGGGAGTGGGTGGAGGAGAAGGCCCGCGAGTGGGGCGAGGACAACCCCGTCTACCGCTCCAAAGTCTTGGGCGAGTTCTCCGAGGACGGACCCAACCAAGTCGTCCGCGGCTCGGACATCGCCGTCTGCCGCACCGCCCGGGAGCAGCGCACCGCCGCCGACCAACTCCTCCCGGTGGAACTTGGCGTGGACGTCGGCGGCGGGGGGGACGAGACCGTCATCCGTGAACGGCGCGGCGTCCAGGCTGGCCGGGAGTGGCGGGCGCATACGGACCGGCCGGAGCAGATCGCACCGCTCGTGATGCAGGCGATCCGGGAGTCGGGGGCGACCGCGGTGAAGGTCGACAGCATCGGTATCGGGTTCGGTGTGATCGGCGAACTCAGGAACGCGAAGAACCGGGGCGAGCACCAGGCGCAGATCATCGCGGTGAACGTGGCGACGGCCGCGTCGAAGCCGGACAAGTTCATGAACCTGCGCGCCGAGTTGTGGTGGGAGCTGGGGCGCGGCCTGTCGGAGGCGCAGGGCTGGGACCTGTCCGCGATGGACAACGCGGACACGACGGTGGCTCAGATGCTGGAGCCGCGCTGGGACGTGGACCCGAAGGGGCGGATCCGGGTGGAGCCGAAGGACGAGATCAGGAAGCGGCTCGGCCGGAGTCCGGACAACGCGGATGCTCTGCTGCTCGCGTTCTATGCCGCGGGTCGTCCGCGGATCAGGTGGGTGGGATGACCGCACTTGTATGGTTCCAACAAAGAGCATCCCGTCGGGGCGGAAGGGTCGCAACCGTGACAAAGCAGCGTCACCGCAGGTGGACGGCAGGCTTGAATAAGGCTATGCCGGTTCTACTTGACACGACTGGGACTATGCTGTTGTCGGGATCAGTCATGTTGGTCAACGTGGCAGCTGGTGTCGCAGCTGCCGGCGCAGCCCTCATGTTCCTGAACTACCGCTTCTACGGGCGGCAGCAGCACTAGCGCGAAAAGGGGGCGGCGTTGGCCAGAACCATCGTCGGCGACATCGCCCACGGCCTCCGCTCCATCAGCAACCGCGCCCCGATCGCCCTCGCCCCCACCGGCGGCCGCTCCGGACTCATCACCAGCTACCTCCGCCCCGCCGGCCAAGAGGCCCAAATGCGGGCCATGGGGTCCGTGGGCACCCTCTTTGCCATCGTCGAGCGGATCACCACCGCGTACTCCCAAGTCGAGTGGAAGCTGTACCGGTCTTCCCCCTCAGGCCGAGACGAGGACCGCAAAGAGGTCACCTCACACGCAGCTCTCGACCTGTGGATGCAGCCCAACAGCTTCATGACGGGCCCGATGTGGCGTGAGGCCACGCAGCAGCACGAGGAGCTGACGGGCGAGCAGTGGTGGGTGATCTCCCGCGACGAACGCAGCGACATCCCGCTGGAACTCTGGTTCGCCCGGCCTGACCGCATGACCCCGATCCCCGACAGGGACACGTTCCTGTCCGGGTACGTGTACTCCTCGCCCACCGGGGAGCAGGTCCCCCTCGGCATCGACGAAGTCATCATGTTGCGCCGCCCGAACCCGCTGGATCCGTACCGCGGGTGGGGTCCGGTGCAGACACTCCTCGCCGACCTCGAAAGCTCCCGTGCGTCGGCCGAGTGGAACGCGAACTTCTTCAGGAACTCGGCGCAGCCGGGCGGCCTCGTCGAGATCCCCGGCAACCTGTCGGACGCCGAGTTCAACGAGTTCCGCGACCGGTGGGCGGAGCAACACCGCGGCGTCGGCAACGCTCACAAGGTCGCCATCCTTGAGCACGGACTCAAGTGGGTCGACCGCTCGTACTCCATGGCGGACATGCAGTTCGCCGAACTCCGCAACGTATCCCGCGAGATCATCCGCGAAGCGTTCGCCTTCCCGAAACCGATGCTGGGCACGGTCGACGACGCGAACCGCGCCAACATGGAAGCGGCCAGCGACCAACTCGCCCGCTGGCTCGTCCGACCCCGGCTCCGCCGCATCCGCGAGGCGCTCAACACGCGACTGCTGCCCATGTACGGGGCGACCGGCCGCGGCCTGGAGTTCGACTTCGAAGACCCGGTCACCGGGGACGTCGAGCAGGAGTCGAAGCAACTCACCGCCCAGTCCGCCGCAGCCAGCGTGCTGGTGCAGGCGGGGTTCGAACCTGCCGGAGTCCTGTCCGCGGTGGGACTGCCCGAGATCGCATTCGTCGGAGCGCCCGCACCGCGCGCACTGCCGGCTGCGCCTGACGCGTCGTGGGCGCAGGCAGTGGCCGGGCTGACCGGCGCAGACGTGGAGAACGCGCAGCGGTGGGAGGTCATCACCGCAGGCGACGGCAATGTCTGCCAGCCGTGTGGCGAGAACGCGGACCGGACGTACAAGAACCGGCAGCAGGCCTACGAGGACTATCCCGGCGGGTCCGGCTACGTGCACTGCCTCGGCGAGGAGCACGGCAACAGTTGCCGCTGCAAGGTCGTCAAGCGCGGCCAGAAGGGATCGAGCGAATGACCCGGATCCAGGGGCTCGCGCTCCCCGCCGCTGCGGCGGGGTTCGTTGCCCGTCAGCGTGAGCAGGCCGACAAGCTCCGCGTGCAGCACGGCATCGAGGCGCAGTCCTGGTACCGCATCACCAACGCGACGTCCCCGGACGAGGCCGAGGTGATGTTGTATGACGAGATCGGCGGCTGGTACGGGGCGACCGCGGACGAGTTCATCGCGGATCTGCGCGGGATCTCCTCGCCGAACCTGCGTGTGCGCATCAACTCCCCTGGCGGCAGCGTCTTCGAAGGCATCGCGATCGCCAACGCGATCAGGAGCCACCCGGCGAACGTTGTGATCCAGGTCGACAGCGTCGCCGCGTCGATCGCGTCCGTCATCGCGATGGCTGGCGACCGGGTCGAGATGGCCCCCAACGCAATGATCATGATTCACGAGGCGTCCGGAGTCTGCCTCGGCAACGCCGCCGACATGGAAGAGATGGCGCAGCTCCTCGCGCTGATCTCCGACAACATCGCCGACGCCTACGCCTCCCGCGCAGGCGGCACCCGCGACCAGTGGCGTGAGGCCATGCGCGCCGAGACCTGGTACCTGCCCGACGCCGCAGTCGAGGCGGGGCTCGCCGACGAGGCGCTGTCCGTACCGAGGCGCGGCGAACCCGTCGAGCCGGTTGAGCCAGCCGAGGACGAACCGGAGCCGGAGATGGCCCGCGCCTGGGACCTCGCCGCCTACGGATACGCCGGCCCGAAGCCGGAGCAGCCGGCCGAGGAGCCCGTCACCCTCACGTTCACCATCGGCGCCGGGGTGGACGAGCAGGTCCTCGAAGCGCTCCGCGCCATGGTGAAGGTGCCGACCCCAGAGCCCGCGGCCGCCGTCGAGCCTGCCGCGCCGGAAATCCCGGCCGCGCCTGAGCCCGTGGCCGTCGTGCTGGAGCAGCCCGCCCCCGAAGTCCCCACCGAGCCCGAGCCGCCGGCTCAGGCCCCGGAACCCGAAGACGTGTGGGCAGCCCTGACCGCCCACTTCACGAAGGACGAGCCCGACGCGTGGTCGGTGCTGGTCTCCAACCTCACCAGCACGACGGCGTCGTCCAGCGCGGCGACGAAAGCCTGAAGGAGGCACCAATGGCATCCACTCTGACCGAGCCGCGCAACGGCAACGAGCTGGCGGAAATGCTCGCCGACCCGGCGCGCGCCAAGCAGATCATGGAAACGCCGAAGTCGCTCACCGACTTCATCGAGACCTACGCCAATCGGCAGCAGGGCGAAGGCACCGATCTGCAGCGGCAGATCGACGAGGGCGTTCAGCGCGGCCTCGCGAACATGCTCCGCGAGAACGAGGTCAAGGACTCCGACCGCGACTCGATCAAGCGGCTCAACCTCGACCCGCAGACCCGCCCCGCGACGATGCTCACGTCGCACCGGCAGGCCACCGCCTACAACCCGAAGGCCGTCGGCGCCGCGCTGGACGGCAAGTTCGAGAACGCCGCGGACTACTTCCGTCACGCCTGGCACCTCAACCGGGACCCGCATGCCCGCGCCAAGATGGAAGACATCCGCAACTCCTACTCCTCGGTCGTTCCGGCGGACGGCGGGTTCCTCGTCCCGGAGACGCTGCGCTCGCAGCTCCTTCAGATCGCGCTGGAGTCGTCGGTCGTCCGCTCGCGCGCGACGGTCGTCCCGATGGAGACGGCGAGGGTGCCGTTCCCGATGATCGACTCGACGACCAACGTCGGCAGCGTGTTCGGCGGCATGATCGGCTACTGGGGTGAAGAGGGCGCAGCTCTCATCGAGTCGAACCCCAAGTTCGGCCGCGCCAACCTCGACGCGAAGAAGCTCACCGGGTTCGCCCTCGTCCCCAACGAGCTGCTCCAGGACTCCCTGATCTCGTTCGCCGCGCTCATCGAGACGCTGTGGCCGCAGGCGCTCGCGTTCTTCGAGGACGTCGCGTTCATGTCCGGCTCCGGCTCGGGTGAGCCCAACGGGTTCCTCGGCGCAGGTAACTCGGCGAGCATCGCGGTCACCAAGGAAGTCGGGCAGGCCGCGGACACGATCGTCCTCGAAAACGTCATCAAGATGTACAGCCGCATGCTCCCCAGCTCGCTGGCGCGCGGCATCTGGGTGTGCTCCCCGGAGGCCATCCCCGAGCTGTACACGATGGCCCTCTCCGTGGGTACCGGCGGTGGCCCGGTCATGCTCACCAACGTCGCTGGCCCCGCCCCGATGACCATCTTCGGCCGACCCCTGGTCGTCTCGGAGAAGGCCGGACGCCTCGGTGACCGCTCCGACCTCGCCTTCGTCGACCTCTCGTACTACTTGATCGGCGACCGGCAGCAGATGAGCGCGGACTCCTCGACCGAGTACAAGTTCGGCAACGACCAGACGGCGTTCCGGATCATCCAGCGCGTCGACGGCCGCCCCTGGCTGAAGAGTGCGATCACCCCGCAGAACGGTGGCCCGACGCTGTCGCCGTTCGTCGAGATCGAAGCCCGCTAACTCCCCGGCCAGCCCCGGCAGTAACGCCCCGGGGCTGGCTTCCACCCGGGTCGGCAGTGTCGCCCCGACAGGACCCCCAGACGAGAGGAGCCCACGGTGGCTCAGAAGGCACTCGGCAGGCTGTTCAACACCAGCCCCGCCGCTGACGGCGTGTACATCAACCTCCGCGAGGCGGGCGGCATCGCTTTCCTCTGCTTCCTCACCGGCGCAGCGGGCGACACCTACACCCTGGTCGAGGCGAAGGACAGCGCGGGCACGGGCGCGCAGAACCTTGCCGCCATCAGCGAGTACTACACCAACACCGGGAACGCGAGCGACGCGTGGACGCGGCGCACGCAGGCCGCTGCGGCGACCGTCGTCACCGCCGCGGCGGCCACGCAGAACGCGGCGGTGTTCGAGGTCGAGAGCACGCAGCTCTCCGACACCTACAAGTTCGTCAAGGTCACCTCCACCGGCGCAGGCGCCGTCAACGCGGTCACCCGCGACCTGATGACCCAGCGCACCCCGGCGAACCTGCCCGCGATGGGAGCCTGACCATGTCGACTCTCATCCAGGGCGACCAGCTCCGCACGCTGCTGCTCGGCACGGTGGTGTCCAAGACGTACCCGACCATCGCCGTCGAGACGAAGACCCTGTTCACCATCACCGGCGGCAAGGTCCTCATCACCTCCATCGTCGGCGAGGTGACCACGGCAATCACCGTCGCGGGCACCACCAAGCTGCAGGCCAATCCGACCACCGGCACCACTGGTGACCTGTGCGCGGCCACCGACCTGGGTACCACCGACACCCCTGCCGGCGACCTCGTCTCTTTCCAGGGGCTGAAGGGTGACTCCATCGTCTTCGGGGTGGGTGCCGCGCCGACGCTGAAGCAGCCGGTGGTCGTGAACACCGGAACGATCGAGCAGGTCACGGCGACCGGCGCGGACGGCGGGATCACGTGGACGCTCACCTACATCCCGCTCGACAACGGCGCGTCCGTGGCGGCGGCCTGACATGGCCGGATGGACGTGCGCAGCCTGCACCACCGTCTATGCGGTGGGTGCCGCGAAGTGCCCGCAGTGCGGCAGCACGGAGCGCACCGACCGGGCTGGGGGTGCTGTGCTGCCGTCGGTGACTGTCGCGTGCGGCAACGAGGTGTGCCGGTATGCGGGCAGGGAGCGGCGGGTGCATCTGCGTACGGCCGCCCCGGGGGTGCTGGAGATGCCCCCGCTCTTCTGCGCGAGCTGCGGGCTGGCGATGCCGACCGTGGCCCCGTGGCCGCCCATCAACGAACCGGAGGACAACGGCATGGCGAAGATCACCGTTCACGGTGGCGCCAGCAACGCGGCCGCCGACGAGCAGGAGGCAGGTGAGGACGTATCAGTTGGTACCAGCTCATCGACATCCTCCGAGAAGGAGCCGAGCTCGCCCGAGCCGAGCAGCAGCGAGGA